ATGTAACATAATTTTTTCTTTTGAAATAATTAAAGGCATCACCTTTCGGCCAATGCCTTTAATTTGACTAACTATAAACCCAATCATTCAGCCGTTGCAGCCAACTTTTTATTTTTACTTTTAGGGGGGTCCATTTCGTCTGCTTTTTTACGCAGTAATTGGGCCTCCTTGAATAACTTGTCTGCTTTGCTTCGCAATGAGGCAGGTGAAAAATCTTCAGAAGTATTAGGAGGAGTATAATCATCAACTATTACTTCTTGTTTTGTTTTTGTCTTTGCTATAGGCTTACCTGATCCATCTGATACTGCTAGATCTTCAACTGTTACACCCTTTTGTTCTGCAATCATTTCATTTAGTTTATCTAATTGAATTGAACTCTGATTATCGGGAGTTACTAGTACAGAATTGGTAGGAATTCTTTTTAGGTGTCCGTTATTATGCAAGAAACCTAGCATTACAGTACCGTCTGGGAATCTACGAGCAGCCAAAATATCTGCAAGCTCGCCGGCTTGTTGTCCAGAGTCACTTTCTACCAATGTCATTAATGTGTCATGATAGCTGTCACCTAGTCCTTGTACGCCAACTACGATACAGTGATGTGGATCTCCGGGTAGCGTTCTATATACTATAACAACTCTTGCTGAGTTGTTTTTCATTTTACCAACGTGCTTCATTTTTTTCCCCTTAGGCTTTCTCGACCGGTGCCTGTGGAGCAACCGTATCTAAAAATTTTGTTAGTTTGTTATATGTTGAACCAACTGCTTCCATTTCAGCGGCTGAGAATGTTCCTCTCCGCGCACTGACATCAAGAATTGATTTAATATTTTGCAAATCTGTAATTGACAACTCTGGCTGAACTACTGGCTGAGCCTGTGTTGTATGTTCTTCTGTTTGTTTTTCATCCATAATTTTTTCCTTATTGTAAGAAAGGGCATCCTAAACCAAGCATACTCAATTCTTTAGGATCTTCCATTCCGATTTCGACGGTTTCTGTTAGTTTTTTATTACTGTCTAAAATATATGATTTTTTGATACAATATCTGCCGTCTAATCTTGTGTATATCCAGCTGTCAATTAAATCAATTTTTTCAATATTCCTAGAAGTCATTTTGGCAAAATGCGGGGGAATGTGTTTAAGCCTTCTCAGGCCTAGTACATTCATCGGGTTTATTCTTCCTCGTATAAGTGCCATAAACTACCTACTTTATTTATAATGTGCGGTCTGGCCGAATGGTGAAATTATGGTTTCGTTGCCATGCACAATAAACAGAGTTTCGCAGTATTCTTCATCGCCCCAGCCACCGCAGGGATAACCGTCGGTGAACATGATAAAGCGTTTTGGCTCAATACCTTCATTTTTCATAAATTGCCAATTTGCATCAAAGTCAGTACCGCCACCTCCCTTGCATTGATATTCTAGAATTTCATCTGCATTATCTCCAGTGAATTGCTTATATTCATAGATCTCAGTATCAAAGCACCATAGGTCCAGTTTAAAATCTACATATTCATCCATAATACCTTTAACTTCTGAGATAAACTCTTTAGCCATTTTGTCTGAAATACTACCCGACATATCAATAGCTACTGCTACATCGATAGTTTCTTCGTTCATCATTCCTGGAAGAATAGCACCTGAGTGCATACTTTTACGATTTGGACGACTGAAGCTAAAATTACTTTTAATGATACTTTGAATATTCATACGCAACATCTGACGCCAGTCCATTTTAGGCTCGGTAAAGTCTGAAATCAAGCGTTGAACACCTTGTGGAACACGACCTGCACCTGCAGCCTGTGCCGCGGCTACCATTGCTTCTTTAATTTCGTCTTTAATCTTTTTACGTTCTTCAGGACTTAGCCGTGGGCGACCGCCTTTGTTACCGCCGTCCCCGTCTCCGTCCCCGTCTTCACCTTCTCCGTCGAGATGCTCATCTAGCAATTCTCCAAGAGTACTCATATCAATTTTTATAGCTTTTGATTCTACATCATCGTATATCTGCTCGTAACTCATACCGCGATATTTGTTGTCTTGGAAGATTTTAATGAAACTTGGCACTTGTCCAATTTTTTCATCTACAAGAATTTGATTAGCGGCATAGTCTGCGGCAATATTACTCAATGATGGATCTCTACCAGATCGGCGACCTATGTGATCAAATACGTTGTGTAGAATTTCATGTGCAAACCCAAACTCTGCTTCTTTGGGTTTTAGTTTATCTACAAACTCGTTGTTGTAGTAAAATGTTCTACCATCAGTGGCAAGTGTAGCACACCAGTCACTTGCATCGATTAGCTTCATACGTGTAGCAAGATTGCCAAAGAATGGATGACGAAGCAATAGACCAACTCTAGCAAGAATTAATTTTTCAACAATTTTATTTTTTTCAGATTGAGTGTATTCTTTAGTTTTTACAGGCTTACCAACCTTTTCAGCTTTCATTACACTAGACATAATAATCCTTTCGTTTATATAATATTATATACTCAAAATCAAATATTTGCAAGTAAAAAAAGGCCCTAATGGGCCTTTTTTATCCTTCCATGGCCTGTATAATATACTTGCCGTACTTGTCATGGAAACGATCAAAGTGATGCAGTTTTGATGAATCAAATGGTAAGTTGTAGTTAGTTAATGCAACTTTTGCACCCATAACAACCAACTCAGTTGGGAAGTTCTCCATCATAAATTTGAAGAAGTTGTCTGCCATTGCATCCCAATTTTTAGCTTTCTTACGATCTGCTTCTTGCAGTTCGTAACACATACTGATGCTCAGTGAGTACATAGCTGAGATTTCTTTGATGTTGATTTTTTCAACTTTGCCCGACAAGATATCTTCAGGCTTAGGCATCTGTTTAGCAACTTTTCGGTGTGCCATAAACTTGACTGCCAACCCTTCCCCGACTGCGCCTGCAACCAAGTCAGTCAGTGTATTCTCATCCAAATCGTCATCTTTAAGTAATTGACTTACAAATGACCAAGAACGTGGAGTAGCAAAGGCACGTGAGCTAGACTTTGGATCAAAGTCGTACAAGTCTTGTTTGGCAAAGCCGATGTAGCCAACAACTTGTTCGTGCTCGTGATTAAGGGTAGCCCACTGTAACCAGTCATCATAATCAGTTTTGAGCTCAATATGAACAAACCGGTTTGCCAACGGAGCAGGCATACGGTAAGTAACACCCTTGTCAGTTTCACGGTTACCTGCGGCAACAATACTAACACCTTCTGGCAATATATAAGTACCAACCTTACGATTAAGTACTAGTTGATAGGCCGCGGCTTGCGTAGCAGGAGCCGCAGAATTTAATTCATCTAAGAATAGAATAGCGGTAGAGTTAGGGTCAGTGGGCAATTCTGCAGGAGGAGCCCAAGTCATAGTTCCCATATCGCTGTTATAATATGGAATACCTTTAATGTCAGTAGGTTCCCACAAACTCAAACGAACGTCGATCACTTCTCGATCATATTCGTCTCCAATTTGTTTAACGATATCGGATTTACCAATACCTGGAGGACCCCACATAAACACAGGTCGTTTAATTTTAATACACTTACGAAGGCTACGTTTAGCCTCGTTAGGAGTAACTGTCCGAGCTGAAGAAATTTTTTCTGCCATTTTAAACCTTTCAAATATTGTTTCGCTGTATTAATATTATACTGCATCTAGCCTGAAATGTCAATGACTTGTGGTGTTGTTTTTTTGCGACCGCTCTTTTGCCAAACCGTATTTTCTTATGTTGCCTTCAAAAAGAATAAGTTCTACAGCAATCTTTTCTCTAAAAACAACAATGGATCGTTTTTGTATGTAGTAAGGGCTTTCTAAAAATTTATCCAAATGTAAGAGTAATTGGGATGTCCATTCTGTATCTGGAGGAATTTCGATTTCATATTTGGAAATCTCTAATCTTTCGGTTAGATTTTTGTAGCCTGCTTCGGTTAGTCTTAGTCCGTTGTTTTTGGCAGAACGGCTATTCATCCACCAAATTAGAATATGCTTTCTAACATTTTTGGTATCAATTGGTAAAGATAACTGACTCAAAAAATGTTTGGTCAGTTTCTTTTTATCAATCATTGTTATATCCGTTCGCCTGCTACTAGTTTATGTACAGTAAAATCATTACATTGAAATAATTTGTTTAATTTTTCTGCAAGATTTATTGCGTGTCCGCTGTTTGAAAAACTGACCTTTTTATACTTTGGTCCGACATCCTGCGCTACTAAACTAGTAGTTTTGAGATTGACTGGCTTTTCTTTATAAAAAACAGCCCAAATGGCGTCAGCCTCTAAAACCTGTTCAGTCTTAAATGTTTTTTTATTAGTAATTTCTAACAATACGTTTGGTTTTGGCCGACTCATTTATGCATATACTCCATATATACGCATATATTTATCTAAAAGTTAGAAACTTCCGCCATCCATCTTAATCTGGTTAGATGTTGATTCTTGCGGAGAGCTGATAATCTTATCTAATTCTCCAGTTAGTCTAGTCATTACAATAGATAGACTTTCTGCTAGGGCAGTTACTTCTTTAATATCTAGACTAATATTCCGTTGATTACTTTTTTGTGCAACTCTAGCCTTGTTCAAAAAATCTTCAATAGGCAGTGTATTTAAAGGTTTCATTGTTTGCTCACAGTATTCAACACCTGACGCATTTCTGCCTCAGTCTTAAATGGTCCTTGATACGGATACCGTTCTAAAGTGATTAATTTAGGACAAAAACTTTTAACCCATCCTTTGCGGAATTGAATGACATAATATCCTGCACAGTATAAACTTTTACTTTTGCCGCTTTTTGCGTAAATTGGTAGTTTTTTAACTATGTTATACACAGGATTATGTGCCTTACTGGAACAAGGATAGCCATAGACTAATTGTTCTATTTCTGTAGTTATCGTAGTCTTGTTTAATTTTTTAACTGCCTCGTCTAATTGAGTAAGGCCAAATCTATTTTTAACTTCATTAAGATCGCGGATTTCAATTTTAACTCCGTGTCTATAAAAACTAAAACCTTTTTTTTCTTTGTTTAAAGTTCCGAGTTTAGTCCCGTTGTTTTCAACTATCCAACATTTGTTTGGAACTAATGTTTTAGTTATTGTATTCATAAAATGGTCCTTGTAAATCACAATACGTATCTTGCGTTTAACGGTTCGGCATAACTTTGCACCTGATCACTAATTCTGTTTAATTCGTGTTTTGCACAAAGTTTTAACAACCGTATTCCGACTTGACTAATATTCTTATCAGAGATAATAGCCTGATTAATTGTTTCTTTAATTAACAGTTTAACTTCATCTGGTTGCGCTGTCAAATCGCATAGTTTAACATTTCGATTATAATCGTCTAACACACGATGTTCGACACCCTCGTGATCAGACCAACGTTGCAACATCATGTTATTCCAAGAATATCCTTTACTGTCCCTGTCACTAAATGCTTCACGGAGACCAACTTTATTTTTTGTGCCTTTCTCGCGTACTCCCGGATAAGCACTAAAGATGTTGTCTGAGGTGTCACCACGCATACACTTCTCAAAGAGTAACCATTTTGGGTCTGGTGCGGCCTTGACTTGTTTAGTTTTCTTATCAACAATAGGTTTACCCTTGTCATCAAAGTATCCTTCATGTGTAGTTGTAATGCCCATTACTCCATTATACTGTTTTACATTGGATGCAATCAGTTGCGCAAAATCTCCATCTGTCGAAATAATAACATGATTGTCGTTGGGATGAGCTTGAATAAATCCAGCAATTAAATCATCTGCTTCTAATTGTGGGTGTTGTAATACTGTACAGTTTGTTTTTTCTGTAATAAAATCTTTAAAATGATCAAATGTTTCCCAAAACATTTTATCTTCTTCAGCTTCGCGAGGGCTGAAGGCGGCCCGAGCGTCGGTTCGGTTCCTCTTGTAGGGTGCATAATGATCCTTACGCCACGAACGACCTTCGAGGCAGAATACTACATGTTTGCCCCCAAAGTCTTTCCATGCCTTACGTACCGAATTAAGAATGATGCTCAAGCTCATTCCTACCTTTTCGCTAGCATCACCTCGAACAACGTGTCTCGCACGGAAAAATGTATTAGCAGTATCAACTATAATGTATGTCATATTAGGCAAATGGTCTTATGAATTGTGTGGGTCCGATGAATTTTTCTTTAATGTCATGCCTTACAAACATTATATCAATTTGGATAAGAATACCTTCTGACCTATGAATTTCGAGTATATCAACAGGCACAAAATTTCTATTCTTAAAAAAATCAATGTAGTCTTGTATGTTAGGCGCACCTTTATTATAACATATAATCGGGCATTCTGTATAGATCATATCTACTCGATCTAAAAAACTTGCCCCAGATAATATATCCAATTCAGAGCCTTGAGTATCAATTTTAATGAAATTTGGAATAGGAACACCTGCGGCTACAATCTGATCCAGAGTAGTACAAGGTAATTCTATTGTAGATTGATTATCGTAATATTTGGTAGTTTCTTTGTAGTAGCTGTCACCGGTATTTGTTCCATTAAAAAACTCAACGGTTGCTCTACCAGAATTGCTCAATGCAACCCCGCAACTATGTGGAAATCCTGTTTTTATTAACGCATCTGCGTAGGCCGGATTAGCTTCAAATAAGAAAAATTTACTTTTTGGCAGTGCATTTTTTTTAATTGTAAAACTCCATTGTCCCTGGCATGCACCTATATCGAAGACATTTTCTAAGTTGATTCCAACTTTTTCTGCCTCAATTAAAAAATTAATTAAATTATTCATCAACTGATTTCAGATTTTCCGTTGCCTAGATTATTGACATTGATAAAACCTGCTCCCCTGCGTTCCATATCAATACCTTCCTCTGCACCGATATTTCTACAAAGATCTTGGAACCATCGATCAACAATTTCTTCTTCAGTTTTACCTTGGTAACCAGAAGCTTTTAACTGTACTATAAAATATTCATTCCAGTCAAGTTCAAAAAATCCATTACGGATGTTGTCTGGATTAACGTGTGTGTCTAACACACCTACCCAGGGTTCTTTTTTAGACGTAGCAAGTTCTTTTGTCTTATTAGGACTAGCAGAAATTCCTTCTTCTACAATATATTTTTTAGCTTCTTTTTTGTTTCTAAATTTTTCTTTGAGCAATTTAAAAAAATTAAACATTCCGTTAAACATCATTAGGTTCCCCATTCGTTTTTAAAGAGTGGCACTTGAAGTCTGTCACTGTACCGCCAGCCTTTTCGCATTGCCATCTCTGCCACTGCTCTATTATTAAGATGGTACACCCGTTCAACGCCACCAACAGGCATAACATAAACAGGACCTTTAAACCCTGCCGCACGATATTCTTCAACTGCTCGTTCAGCATCTTTAAGATCCTCCTCTGTTGCCACAACAAATTTCAAATATACATAACCATAGTTTTCGTAATCACAAACAACTTCTGGTTTAATAGCATCTGTCCAAGGCTCGCCTGAGCAGGGTAGTTTAGCACTTACGCTAAATGTAATTTCTTTACGGTATTCAATTTCCGGCATCGACCATTTAAGCAGATATTCTTTAAATGCACTAGTAAGACGCATAGTACCGTTAGTCTCAAAGGTAATTTCTTTAAGACCTGCCATTTTAGGATGTGATAACAGACCTGGATATTGTTTTTGCCAACCTAGTAACGGCTCCCCACCTGTAATTACAAGATGTTCATCGCGCCATTCTTTATGTGGAAGTATTTCCATAATGCGTTCTACAATTGCATCTGTAGTTAGTAATGGACTTAGATCTTTAAATGTTGGATGCCAACTAGCATAGCTGTCACAGCCTGTACTAACTAATGGCAAGTCTTCG